ATCTGTAGGCGCAAGCTAACCAGATAAAAGGAGGATACCTATATGCCAAAACCTACTAGATATAAATATTCTGTTGCAAACAAGAGAGGAACAACTCTCACAAAGACCGCAGACTATACTCTTACAGAAGATGATATTCTGGAGAGTGGTTATCTTTTTATAAAGTTAACTACCGGAAATATCAAGTTAACTTTACCCGCCGCGAGCGCTAAACTTAAAGGTGTCAATATACAGGTAACCACTACTAGCCAGGGCTATGTTTTTGTTACGGCTGGTTTTAACGGCGGCGGCGGAAGTTATGATACGGCGCAGATAGGAAAATATGAAAATGCTGAGTTCTGGTGTGATGGAACTTATTGGCATGCACTTAATGTAACTGTAACTGGAACTGGATCAAGTTCGTCTAGTTCTTCGAGCAGTTCTAGCAGTTCTAGTTCTTCAAGTAGCTCCAGCAGTTCATTCAGTTCCAGTAGTTCCAGCAGTTCCAGAAGTTCTAGCAGTTCATCTAGTTCAAGTAAATCAAGCAGTTCAAGTTCTTCGAGCAGTTCTAGAAGTTCATCTAGTTCAAGTTCTTCGAGTTCAAGTTCTTCGAGTTCAAGTTCTTCGAGTAGCTCTAGCAGTTCATCTAGCTCAAGCTCATTAAGTTCAAGCAGTTCGTCTAGTTCGAGCAGCTCAAGCAGTTCAAGTTCTTCGAGCAGCTCTAGCAGTTCATCTAGCTCAAGCTCATTAAGTTCAAGCAGTTCGTCTAGTTCGAGCAGTTCATTAAGTTCAAGCAGTTCGTCTAGTTCGAGCAGTTCATCGTCAAGCAGTTCGTCTAGTTCTTCTTCGAGCAGTTCTACTACAACCGGATGGCTCGGGATAGATAATACATATCTCGAATCTCACTGCGGCGATGACGGCGGAGATACAACTCCTGAAAATGCTTTGGCCGGTACGAATGTATGGAAACATACGGTTAATGAAACTCATGAGTTTGTTATCGACTTAGGCAATATCTATAATGTACAGCAAGTCAGAGGACGCTCAGGCGGTAATTTAAGCTGCGATCCTACCAATATTAATATCTATGTCAGCGAAACTAATGGCAATTGGGGTACTGCAGTCGCCCTTGCTATTTCGGAATGGCAAGATACTACTGTTTGGAAAGAAGTAGCTTGTACGCCTAAGAATGGTAGATATGTCAAGGTAGAAATAACTGCTACTGAAAGCGGTATTAAGTCGCTTGAGTTCGGAGGTGTTTCAGGCGCGTTCTTCAAGATATTTGATGTCTATGTAGAAAGCGCAGTTTAGTTAAAACTATACCGGCAGAAGCAGTAATGCTTCTGCCGGTAATATAGGAGATAAGAATGGCATATCCGGCTTATAAATGTCCATTTAAAAATAATGGCGCTGCTGGAATAACTTGCGAAAATGTCGCCTGCGGTATGTTTAATGTTGTAGAAAATGATTGCAATATTATCATGGTTAATCGCAGGAAATTTCAATTGTTAGGCCAGGGAGTTCCTACAAAAAATACTTACTCCAGTTCGTCTAGTTCTAGTTCTAGTTCAAGTTCAAGTTCAAGTTCTAGTTCTTCATCTAGTTCTACTTCTTCTTAAACACCTAGGATTTTTAAATGGAAAGCGAAACTATAACTAGACAAGAATGCACTAATTCAATGCAAAGAGTTCATGCTCGTATTGATGAGATAAATAATTCTTCCATTGAAGTTAAGACTTCTGCCAAGAACATGGAAAAAATGGTAAATGATATGCACAATATCATGTTTGGCAGCGAAAATGGAGATGGTCTAGTAACCAAACAATCTAATTTAAGCCAAAAGGTAAGTGGAATCTACTTTTTTGGCGGGGTTGTATTAATTTCTGTAGTCGGTACTTTAGTAACTATATTCATAAAAGAATTCCACCACTAAAATGGCTAATACTAAAGAAGATTATCTAAGCAGGTTAGAAACATTACTGCAAGACGACGCGGAAAAACTTCAGCCAGACGATAAAGATCGTCTTCTTTCCCGCGCCGTATTGATTTTTTCTAAAGATAGGCCGAGAAAATTAATCCATGAATTAACCGGGGATGGTATAGCTTATGATTTTGCCATGCCGACTGGCTGGGTAGATAATTTTTCTTATATCGAAGGAGATATAGAATACCCGGCCGATGATTATCAGGATCCGCAGTATTTAGAATCGATCGACTGGAAATTCTATAAAAAGTTAGTAGGCACTCCAGCGGTTACGACTACTTACTTACGTTTTTTGACGTTTATTCCTGTAAGCGGTAAAAAAGCAAGGTTTGAATATACATTACCGCATACATTTGATGATACAACTTGTACTATAGACGATAATGATATGGAAGCGGTGGTAACACTAGCTGCTTCTCTTTGTTTCTGGGCTCTCGCGGCTAAATTTTCACAGAGTACAGATTCTACCCTAGAGGCTGATGTAATTGATTATCAGCGCAAATCTGACCTTTATACGAATTTGGCCAAAGAACAACTGGCCATGTATAATTCGTTGATGGGCCTAGGGGAAGGATCTAAAGGTGCTGCAGCTGCTTCAGCTGGTGTAGCAATTAAGGATCTTGATATAATATATCAATGGTCTGAAGATATGCTAACGCACCCACTCAGAAATCGGTAATTAACCCCAGAACAAAGAGTTCGGAGAAGGCGGAGATAGAAAAGATAGGTATTTTCTTTACAATACCCCTCTATCTAATCCTGCCTTAAAATTAATGTCATTAAGCAGTATCCGTACAAAAATTAAAACAAAACTTGAAGCAATATCAGGCGTGGAAAACGTTTATGATTATAAGCGGTATTCCAGCGATCTATCTACCTATAAAGATCTGTTTATTAAGGACTCTAAGGTAAATACCTGGGATATTGAAAGAAAAAAGTTTGCTCTTGTGGCCAGGGGAGGTTCTGGTAGTGTAGAAGATAATACGCATGAATTTATAATCCGCGGATTTTATTCTGTTTATGAAGCATTGACTTCTGAAAAAACATTCCAAGATTTAGTTGAAACCATATGTTCTAACTTTGTCAATGATCCTACGCTTAGCGGTACAGCAAAAATAGTGCATATTCCGATAACAGGTGAATTTTCCACTGTTATGTTTGGGAATGTGCTTTGTCATTTAGTTCAGATTAATATAATAATTGAAGACCGTACTATTTAAAAAGGAGGGGATGTGGCAAAAATATCACGCATAGCGCAATTGGCCGGGAAAGTGGAAACCACTAGTGGTGTGGCTGAAACATTAGCAGCAGCGCAGGCAACAATATTAGCTTATGATCCTGTAATGGATGCTGAATTTGAGCAGTTTAAAAGAAATCCGGTAGTAAAGCATATGTCTAGGTTCGTTTCTGAGCCCGGCGCAAGGAAAATGGCCTTAACTTTTAAGGCTGAATTGATGGGGCCTGCTTCCGGATCTAAGGGTACTACCTTGCCGATAACGCCATTCTTAAGGGCCTGTGGATGGAGTGAGTCGCTTTCAGCAGGAGTTTCAAATATTTTTGCTCCGATATCCAGTAGCTTTCCGACATGCACTATCGCTAAATATGAAGATGGTTTTAGAAAAACAATGCTGGGTTGCGCCGGCAACGTAAAATTCCAGTTTAAAGTAGGCGAACCTATATTCTGCGAATTTGCCATGCAGGGAAAATATTCAGAACATAGCGACCAATCAATGTTGAGTCCGACATATCCGACTCAGGTACCTTTTGTATTTATGGGAGCTACAGTCATGATTGACGGCGACGCGTTAGTGCTGGATGCTTGCGAAATAGATATGCAGAATGAAATAGTAATTTCGCCTAAACCACAAGACGCCTCAGGCATTGATTATGCCAAAATTACCGGTAGGAATCCGGTATTAACCTTTGATCCTGAATTAGTCGCGACTACCGACCATGATTTTTATTCTAAGATTATGTCCCGGGCAACTATGGCCGTATCAATCATAGTCAATGATTCAAATGGCAACTCCATAGAATTTTCTCTGCCGGCAGTCAGATATACCGGACTTAAGGAAGGAGATCGAGGCGGAATAAGAATAATGAACGCCACCTGTGAGATTTGCAAGAATTCTGACGCAGGTAACGATGAAATGACTATAACATTAGGGGCTTCCTCAAGTTCTTCGAGCTCGAGTTCTAGTTCCAGTATGAGTTCTTCATCGAGTTCTAGTTCTCAAAGCGCCTAAAAATAGATAGGAGCATTATATGCCTAGCGAATTTTCCTGTGAAATTCAAATGGATCTAGAAATTCCTGATTTTACGGATGCTAGTATTCCATTAGAACAGATCGCTAATAAAATAGTCAATGAATCTCAAAAGAACATCCGCAATCAGACTAATTTAGACGGATCGGCATATAAAAGGCTCTCTAAAAAAACTATTCAAGATAAAATAAGGGAAGGAAGTGAGAATCCTCGTATGGCTCTATATCGTAAAGGAATTATGTACAGGGCCATACATGTTTATCAGGAAGGTAAAAATCTTTTTTCAGTAGGGATTATTCCTCGTGGAAACCCGCGCCGGGACCTGGTAGGATTGATTCATCAGCAATTAGCCCCGGTAATAAGAAGCTTTTTAGGTTTCTCGGAGCAAACCTACAATTGGGCTAGCGCAAGGATGGAAAGATGGCTATCTGAAAAAACGCAGAAAGCTGCTAAAAAATTTATTAACCTGAAGTATTAAAATGGAGGTGTGTTATGGTAGATCCGATTGCCGTAGGGCAGATAAAAGAGTACGTATTGCAGAATGATAAAAAAAATCCGACGATATGGTTGATAGGCGCCATAGATTCTATCACTAAGGCAAAGATTGTTTCCAGTTATGGAAAGATAGAAATAAAAGATAACCAGCCTATTTATGTCCAGGGAGAAATTGATTTGGCTTTGAATAATTTTTCTATAGTTAAATACGGACTGAAAGGTTTTAAGAATTTTTCTCTCGACGGTAAACCGGTTGAATTTAAAACCATTAAGGAAAAAGTATTTAATGCCGAAATCGATGTGATCCCAGATGAACTCTTAAAGATGATTCCGTTATACGCAATCTCGGAATTAGCTAATGTAATCTGGGGAGAAAATCAGGTTAGCGGAGAATTATCAAAAAACTAAAACTGGCAGTCGAGGTTGCTACATTAGGCCTTGATTGCCATAATTGCAACGAACATCAGAAGAAGTTCCGCGGATGTTTCGGCAAACCAGTACAGCCATATTTAATAGATGGGAAGCCGGCGGATAGATGCGTTGCAAAAATTCTACCGCCAGAGATAAAAGAATATATCCGGTACTATGAGTTTTATAAAAAAGGACATCTTCCGTTTCGCGGCGGTATCTCAGAACAGCCGGCAAAGTTGCTGGATATATTCGATATATTAGAATCGGCGGAAATAGACAATTTAATGAAACAAAAATATAGGGTATAAACATGCCAGGCGAACAAAATTTTAAGGTTTTTCTTACATTTAAGGATGACGCCACCGGTAAATTCGTAAAAGCTACCGAGGATCAAATTGCTTCTATGAAGAAACTCGGCCTTACCGTAAAGAAAGAAGGCGGCGGGGCTGCTGTTGACATAGACAAAATGGGTCAGAAGATGGATGAAACTGGCCGGCATAGCCGCTATCTTGGCCAGGAAATAGGCGCCTTGGCCGGTAAAATCGGTTCTATCCGTAATATGATTCTTGTGTGGATGTTTGCGCTGCGGCCGCTAATCAGCACTATTAAATCTTCGGTTTCAGCTGCCATAGAACAAGAAGATTCTGAACGCAGATTAGCCGCTGCTTTTGCGGCTACCGGAGCAGGATCGAAAGAAGGCGCCAAAGCAATAATTGAACAGGCTAATGCTTTACAGGCGTTAACCGGGGCTAGCGATAATGAATTAATTTCTGCGTCATCTATATTAGCTACGTTTAAATTAAATGAAAATCAAATCAGAAGGTTACTTCCATTATTAGTTGATATGACCGCCTTGGTCAGGTCCAGAAGCGGTGAAGAAATGAACTTAGCTTCTGTAGCCAAAGCAGTAGGCTCAGCATTTTCCTCGAATGCTTCGCGTCTGCAATATTTAGGTATCACAATGGACGAAACAACCAAAAAAACTAAAGATTTTGATAGCATATTAAAAGCTATAGATAAATCAGTAAGCGGCGCGGCGGTAGCAATGTCCACCACGTTTAGCGGACAGATGAAAATATTAAGCGCTACAATGAGTGATTTTAAAGAAAGTATAGGAAATATAATTATTAAATCCCCTTATTTTGTCGCGGTTATCAAATTAATGACGGAAGAAATAAATAGGCAAAATAAGTCATTGCAGGAAAGCCAAAAGAATACCGATAATTTTGCTCAAACATGGAAAGTAATTTTGGCTACCCTGATAGGTGTATGGACTATTCTTAAAGGAACAATTGCGGCTGTTCTACAACTCGCTAGGGTCATTGATGTAATCATTATGGGTATAGCGGAATTTATAGCCAAAGTATTATTGGCCGTGGATGCTTTAATTATAGCGTTATTATCAGTAATTCCAGCCACAAAAGGCATACGCGAAAACCTGATAAGAATGGGTGATGAAATTGAATCATTCCAGCAGGGCTTTAGCGGCGCGAAGAAACAGATAATAGCCGATATTAATGAAGAAAATAAATTCCTGCTTAATATGGGTACTAGCGCCATCGAGTTATACAATAAGATCCAAGAAGGTGCCAGCGCAGCTATCGAAGCGATGAAAACAGATGTCAAAGGGCTGGTAGCGGATTTGGATAAATTCCAAAATGCAGCCGGAAATCAATTTAACGCCATGCGTACATTTATGGAATCTGCAGTAACCGGAATGCGTGATTCCATGGTTGACGGATTTTTTAAAATAATCAAGGGTGAATTCGAAGGGTTGATGGATGTAGTTAACGCCTTCGGCGATTTAATGCTTAAAACTATATTACAAATTGCGGTAAACGCTGCCTTAATCAAGATCGGACTTGGTTCATTCCTAGGTTTCGGCGGAGGCTTCGCCCATACAGGCGGCCTGCTAATGTCGCCATTGGATAATTTCGGTTATGGCCGAAGAAAATTTCATGACGGCGGAGAAGTAAACGCTACATTATTAAAAGGCGAAGGAGTAGTAAACCAAAAAGGCATGCGATCCTTAGGCGTAGATAATCTAAATAAATTAAACCGGGGAGAAGATGTTGCGGGTGGCGGTGTAGTCAATAATTATTATATCCAGGCCATTGATGTAAAATCATTTAGGGATAGATTAGAGCAGCATGGCGATATTTACAGCAGCGCTTCGGCTGCTAGCGTTAGAGGGAATGGAATATTAAGGAAAGCAAACCAAAAATATACTATTTAAAGGAGAATTAAATTGAGTTATGAACATATACTTACATTAACTCCTGAATTCGGATTAGAAGAAAGTATTGCTTTCAATACGAATGTTACTGAATCAGAAAATGGCAAGAAGTATAGGGATGCGCTCTGGGAGGATGGCCTAAGGGGTTATAAACTTACCTGTCGTTTCCTGACCAAGGCGGCCATGGATTTAATCTGGAATTTTTATATTTCCCGCAAAGGAATGTATGATTATTTTTTAATTAAGGTCCTTACTGAATATGCTACTACTGATGAGCCTATCGGAGACGCGAATAATTCTACCACTAGGTTTATCTTATTTAATTTTCCTGTAGATACGGCCGCTAATCATTCTTGTACTGTAGGCGGAGTTGCCACTACCAATTACGTATTAACTAATGATTTCGTTAATGAAATATCTTATATAGATTTTAATACCGCGCCTGTAGCCGGCGCAATACTAGTTAGTTATGAATATTATATGCGTATGTGTTTTGCAGAAGATCAATTAAGCCGGCAATTAGCTTCCTATCAATTATTGCATACAGGAATATCTTTGATAGAAGATAGGTGGACAACTTATGTTCCTATAGACGGACATTCAAGTTCTTCAAGCAGTTCAAGTTCTTCAAGCAGTTCGAGCCAATCGAGTAGTTCGTCTAGTTCAAGCAGTTCGAGCCAATCAAGCAGTTCCAGCAGTTCATCTAGTTCAAGCAGTTCGAGTTCTTCAAGTAGTTCTTCATTATCGAGTAGTTCCAGCAGTTCGTCGAGTTCAAGTTTCTCAAGCAGTTCAATAAGTTCAAGCAGTTCTAGCCAATCAAGCAGTTCCAGCAGTTCATCTAGTTCAAGCAGTTCCAGCAGTTCATCTAGTTCAAGCAGTTCCAGTTCTTCGAGCAGATCGAGCAGTTCCAGTTCTTCGAGCAGATCTTCGAGTTCAAGTAGTTCAAGTAGTTCGAGCAGTATGAGTAGTTCTTCTAATTCCAGCAGCTCAAGCAGCTTTAGCGCATAAAAATGTATGATTTATCAGCTACATTAATAGCTATAAAGAATCAGATACAGCATAAGCCGGTAGAAATTTATGATATTTATTTAGGTTCCCAGGACACAGAAGATTCGGATACCTTGCATTTCATAAACTTCTACCGGACTACAGCTTTTTTCTCTTATTTTGGCCATACTGCAACAAATTATATCCCCCTTGGAGTCCAAAGAACGGCAATCAAGAAAACGGCCAGCGGAGAAATAGAACAGGTAACTTTCCGGGTTTGTAATATTAATAAGGCTATGTCAGCCTACGCTGCATCTAAAAACTTCCGCAATAGAAGGGTTGTCTGCAGGCTAATCTTCAGGGATCATATATCCTCTTACTTAGACACTAAAATAGTTTTTGACGGATTTATCCAGAACATAAGTTTTCCTCAGAAAACAATGGATGCTACAGCTACGCCAAAGATAGGATCGCTGAGTTTTGAAACTGGCTGGCCTTACCAGATAGAATGCCACGCCAGGTTTGGCGATGCTTACTGTCAGATAAATAAATCGCTTCCAGCCAATAAAGTTTCCGGTACTGCTACAGGCGGAACTGCATCTACTTTAATCGATACTGTTAATCTTACGCAAGCCAATGATTACTGGAACTGGGGATATGCTATTTTTACATCGGGGTTAAATAATGGAGTTTCAAGGAAGATAGTAGATTTTGATTTAGCTACCAATAAATCCACTTTTGATTATCCTTTAGATAACGCTGTTGTGGTCGGAGATACATTTAATATCTTCAGAGGGTGCGATAAGACTTTAGCCATGTGCGAAGATACCTATAATAATAATATCAATTATCATGGATTCCACACTATACCTTTGACAAAATAATGGAAAACATAATAAGGCTTCCTGACGACGGCGTAGAATTCGATAAAAATAAGCTTATCGGAATTCCCTTTAAACTGAATGGCCGGTCTTTTGACGGCTGCGACTGCCGGGGCATTGTATGGTTATATTATTATTATGTTAAAAAAATAGAAGGACCTTTTACGGATAACGGCCGGGTATTATTCAGGAATAAGAAACGCGATATTCAACGCATGATGAAAGTTATATCTGAATTTTCAATCCCGGTTGAATTTAAAGATTTAAAAGAAGGGGATTTATTATTATTAAAAACAATAAATGGCATAGGCGCGCTGGCAGTCTGCATAAATGATAAGCAGGCCTTGCATATGGACATTGTTGTAGGATCGTGCCTAACCAAAATCAGGTATTTAGAAGATTTATTTTTAATAGGATACAGGCCGAATGTTTAAACTTTTATTATTTATATTCTTTTTTATCCTAGGCGTAAATAATCAGGTTTACGCAGAGCCTATTTCAATAGGAATAGCTATATCTACGACATTTTTCGGCGGTAGTATATTTGCTTTTGCCGCAACAGTACTGGTAATAAAAGTAGCGATAGTGGCTACTATCGGTTTCGCTATTTATTCTTCTGTTAGAGCCGCTCAGCAGGCAGATAAATTAAACATAGAAGGTTCTAAATATACCACACCGGTAATAGATAATACGTTTTCTAACGAAGGTATTGTGCCGATATTGTACGGCGGGCCTATTATCATGGGAGGTAATTTATTATGGCAGTCAGACCCTGGTGAAACAGTACATAGATTCCTTGGCATTTGTATAGGAGAAATAACCAGCATTAGCAATGTAAAACTAGATGACCAGGATATCGCTGGATTGGATGGATGCAGTTATACAGCTTATTTAGGGACATCTTCCCAAGCAGTAGATTCCAGGGGCTCAGGTATTGTCAAAGGGTTGCGTGATGTAGCCTATATTGCGGTTACGATGACGAGGGGAGAAAAAGTAGGCAGCAATCCTGTAATAACTTCAGAAGCAATAGGAAGAAAAATACAAACGTGGAATGTAGGCACAAGCAGTTGGGCTACTAATGCTTTAATAACTTCTAAAAATCCGGCTGCAATAATCAGGGATTATATGTTATTAAGCCGGGTTTTAGGGGGTTGCGGTGTTCCGGAAGAATTTATCGATCCTATAACTTTCGGTGATTTTTTTACTCATTGCGCTGAACTGGTTGATAACGGCGCCGGTGGAACAGAAGCAAGGTATGAATTAGATATTGCTATTGACACCAAGCATTCCGCGCTGGATAATCTGGATAAATTACTCGTTACCTGCAACGCCAAGATTATAAGGAGCGGATGCCTTTATAAAATAGCGTTTGAAAAATCAGGCGAAACCGCTGTCATGGCCTTTACCGAAGATAATATAACCAAGGGTACATTTATTTACGGTTATGGAAAGACAGATGCTATGCCGAATAAAGTAGGTGTTGAATGGATTTCCGCACTAGAATCAAGTAATTCTAAGCGCGTAGCTTGGGCGGAAGACGAGCTAGATCAAGATATCCGCGGCGCGATAGAGGATAAAATAGAATGTTACGGAATAATCAGACAATCGCAGGCCTCCAGGTTAGCCAATAAATTCCTGTATGAAGGAAAGTTAGCCGATATATGGTGTGAATTTGAATGCAATATGTCGGCCATGCATTGCGAGCCGTTTGATGTAGTTTCGGTAACGCATTCAAGGCCGAATTGGACTGCAGCAGCTTTCCGGATCATCGAAACAACGGAATTAGATTTCGGTAAGGCTAAATTTACATTACAGGCTTATAATTCTTCTATACTAGCCGATAGGCATGGTTCTACTTTCGATGACTGGAATTATGGATCGCCTCCTAACCCTTTTGCGCCGGTTACTGATGTTACGAATATAGTCTTGGAAGAAATAGGCTGGAGAAACGCAGACGGAACGCATATCGCGCATATCGATGTAACTTGGGTAGCCCCGGCCACCAAAAAAGAATTACTAAATGGATATATCATAGAATTAAAGAAAGGCGCAGGAGATTATATTTCTGTAGGCACAGCTAATGTCGGCGATACTGAATACAGGATAAATCTTAACCTTGAAATAGACAAAGAATATTATGTTAAGATAAAAACGCAATCAATCAATTCTATAATTTCTGACGGAACTGTATCTTCAGTAATAAAATTGATAGGAAAGGATGATCCGCCTTCAAATGTAACAAGTTTTATCGTAAGAAAATACAGGGATTCAATTGTCTGCAGATGGGGTAAAGTAACCGATGTTGATGTAAAAAGATATGAAATCAGAAAAGGCGCTGACTGGATATCCGCAGATGTTGTCGGCACTAATTTACCCGGCGTTGAAGCAACATTAAGAGATATAAAATTAGGCACAGATCAGGCATACTGGATTAAGGCCATAGATAATTCTGATAATTATTCCGTAAATGCTTTAGAAGCATTGATTACAGTAGCAAATATACCGTTCCAAAATATAATTAAAACATTTGAAGAAGACCCGGCCTGGAACGGCACTAAAACAGATACCGAAATAAGCGGAAATAATTTAATATTATCCGCAGGCAAATTAACCGGAACCTACATTACTGCGGTAAAAGGGATCGGTTATATTTGCGACGCCAGGATAATGATAGAATCACTGGCCACAATCGCCTCCGCATTGGCCTGGAATTCAGAAGCAGGACGGGCTTTTGACGATAGCACTACATTGAGATTTTCCGGGGATGAAGTACCCGGAGCGTTATCATTTAAAATTAGAACTTCTACCGAAGGCGCAGATCCTTTAGTTGATACCTGGACTGATTGGGAAGATTGGATCACCGCGGATTATAACTGCCGGTGGTTTCAGATCAAAATGACGGTAACGAGAGATTCCGTCGATACTAGTTTAGCTGTTACAAATTTAACTATAGATGTAGATCTTCCGGATATCGATGAAAAAGATACCGGAGAAGTTACTAACGCCGCTGACGGTTGCGCCATTACTTTCACTAAAACATTCCACGAAGCGCCTTCGGTAAACATAGATATTTTAGACGGCGATGGTTATGTTCATAAATTCAGCGTAGCGCCGACAACAACCGGGTTTACGGTAAAATTATATAAGTTAGACGGGACTGCGGTGGTAGGTAATTTTTCCTATCACGCGCATGGAATATAAGGAGGATATATGGCTAAAACGATTAAGCCGCAAAAATTAATCATTGAAATTGATTCAAAAGGGAATTATACTGAGGCTATATTGGTTTATAAAATAAAGGATAACGAAACCGGAGAGGTCGATAATAAATTCAATACGATTTCTGTAAAATCTAAAATCAGCGTTCCTATAATATCCACAATCTTAAAAAATGCAGTAGATTCTGTAAAAGAAAAGGAGAAGTAAAATGGCTAAGAAAAAAGCTAAAGAAAATAAACCTAATGCAGTTAAGTTTCCGCTTTGCAATAGATGCCAAAAGGATATCCAGGATGCGGCTTTCGTGGTAGTGCAGCCTGCTATTATATTGCAAAAATACTTCGCGCAAACTCCGCCATTGTTTAAATGCCCGGAACACGCGGAAAATTTTACCAAAAATATGGTTTTTCATAGCGATTGCTGGATGGATGAATTAAGGGATCATAACGTGCCTATCCATAACATGACCAAAATTATACAGCAATACGCTAAGAGTGCTTTGAAGAATATAATGTCCGGTAAGGAGGGTTAATAATGGCCTGGAATGCAGCAAAACCGACCGATGACGGATTACTTGTAAACTTCCCCGGAGAATGCCGGGCTAATTGGGATGCTTTGGCTTTAGGCACTGACGTAGCGCTTTTGATTACTAACGCTAAAGTATCGGCATCAGCAGCTATCGAAGAAAGTAAAATACTGTTCGCTGGCTCCGGCCATGGTCATACCGGCGGTGTTGGCGGTAAACAAATAGTGTTAACAACAGCGGTCAGCGGGACTTTACCTACTGGTAACGGAGGTACCGGCGCTACATCGGCAGCTAATGCTGCTAACGGTGTTGTTATATTAGGGGCTGACGGAAAATTAAATGTATCATATCTTACAGGCACACTTCCAAGAGCGCAAGGTGGCCTGGCCACAACTGTTGCTAATAACGCGGCCAGCGGGCCTGTATTCTTGGATGCTTCGTCAAAACTTCCTCCGGTTGATGGAAGCCAGTTAACAAACCTTCCAGGAGTTTGGACGCATTCAGGAACTCAGGCTTATAGCGGTGGAACATCAAATAGTTTTTCTGATCTTGATTTATCTTCTATAGTGGGAAGCAAATATGCTTTAGTATTTTTAAAGGTTGCTAATAACCATACTGATCCTCAAACTTATGCATTTAGACCCAATGGTTCTGGCGCATTAAGTTCACAAACCTATTGGGGAACTACTACATTGAGGGTAAATAACGGCGAAACCGGATATATCTGTATTGAAACTGACGCTGCCGGTATTATTGAATGGTTATCCAGAGAAAACTGGAGTGCTGGTAGTACTACGGCAATCACTGTTCTTGGCTATATTAAAGCAAATTAAAAATAAAAAATACTATGTTAAAAATTAAAATGAAAAATATAATCAACATCAATACCGATGTTCAGCTGGAAATATTCGAAGAAGTGTTTTTACAGTTACTTGAAAAACCTTCGCTTCGCTGGAAGCTACAAAAAATGATTGATTCCCGGGATAGAGTGGATCAAGCAGAACTCGATCTTATGCTTAGGAAACTTGAGCTCGAGATAATTCAAGAGAAAGGAGAACAGACATGAAACTAAGTTCAAAATTAATGTACATAGGAATAACCGTAGGCGGCCTAGCGGCTATCTATATATTATTTCAGGCCATGGACCTGCTTCTGGATAATAAGCCTGCGTTAATTGTTTTAGGCGCCGGCGCGTTGATTTATTTCATCGGCGCGTATAAAAAAAGAAAAGGAAAATAACGTGGCTGAGATAATTGCTAAATTAAAAAAAGGGATAATCGGAGATAAAGAATCCTGGCTGCATACGCTAGGTCATTCCTGGCGTGGGTTGCTTATATTAGCTTTTGCCTTTATTCTTTATCGCGCTTTTTCCCCAAATAAAACGCATGTAACCATAGGTAAAGGCGGAACGGCAATTATCAATCAGGCCAGGCAACGCTTCTTCATTCCGTTTATTGAAGGCGGGGTAGAACAGAAGAAATCAGAAGACATGAGCCCATATTTGAGGGCAGGATTACGATTCGAATTTTAAGCAGCACCCGGGATCACGAAAAATGCCCTAGATTGCGTTTTTAGGCGGTCTAGGGCATTTTTTTATTTTCTATTTTTAATTAAATCAATTTGGTATTGTTCTAATAAGACATCCAACTTGCCTATATTGCATTCACCGCAAGAAGTAACTAAATTATCTAATATGTTTTGTCCTCCTTTAACTTTAGGAGTTATATGTTCGCAATGTAATTTTACTTCTTTATCTTGTAATGGACTTCTTCCACAATATCTACATTTAAACTCATCTCTTTTAAACGTAATAAATCTTAATGTTAACCAAGCGTTAGGAAATGATTGAGTAGTTTTTTTACATTTATCACAAATTCCTATCGCAGTTTTAATTTCTCTTTTAAATACTTTTAATTTCCCGCATACCCCACATATTCTTACTTTTGGATAACAATAAGAACAGAAAAACTGTTCTCCGATTGTAAAATCTTCTTTTTCTTCATCAGCAAAAAAATAACTTTTACATCCATTACAAATATATCTAGGCATCCAATAATCCTTTTAATTTCTTATTATGTTCTGGTTTGGGATCATAAATTCCAAGCACCCAAAAATGAACAGTATTCCAAGAAACGCCTGTTTTCTTAGCGATTTCATACTTAGAAATTCCTCGTCGATAAAGTTTTTGAGCGTTGTTCTTTACTTCCATATGGCCTCCTATGGCAAACTTGCTACTAACATTGTTAGTAACAATGTTACTATATTTTCTTAGTGGTGTCAATCTGTTTTTCTCTGTTTTCCAGTTTTACCTGTTTTTTCACGCATTTCCGGCATATGTGTCCTTTGATAGAATGATCTTTCTTATCGCGCAATTCTAATGGAAAATGCTTGCTATCGGCAGCATGTTGATCCTTACAAAGCACACACCTTAGTTTTAATTTCATAATTTCGGCAATCTCCTTTCATCAAATTTACCTAATGATTCTATGCCATTAGTATTAGGAATATAATCAGTCTTTCTTCTGAATTTCTCGGACTTAGGACAATCAGCGAAATGCGAGATCCATTTACCATTCAAGTCCTGGCATATCGGCATTTTCTTGCCGTTAGAAGTAGAAGCCCAATAAATCGTTTTGTGGCAGGCCTTACATCTACCCTTGTCTAGTTCAAGATCGATCCAAACTTCCGCGCCGCCTAAGAGGATAATAGTAATCATTGTAGCCTTTCTTTTTACTGTTTGTATGATAATTCCTGTCTTTATCTAAAAATTCATTCCAAGTATGTGTATAGAAAATAGCATGCTGATTTACCCATCTGGCCAATAAAATATATTTTTGTTCAGTATAACATGTCTTATATCTTTGCACATAAGCGTTTTGTTTACGTGAGCGTAAATAAATAAGGCGATCCAGGTCTTCTTTAAACGTAGTATTAAAACCTACCAGAACATACCAGTTGCATCTATTTATTCTATTCTTCTTTAATAAATCAATTGCTTTTTTTACTACCGGGAAATAAGACGGATGATCAAAAGCAAAACGATATTCAATATGCGAAATAGATTTTAATTCATTGACAACATCCTGCGTCAATAATCTGCAGTCAAGGCCTTGGTTAAAATCTACTCTTAATTTTTCTTTCCTTAATTGAGAACAGATCAGTTTGAAATGCTTCGGCGCGGCCAATATATTATTGTCCAATAAAATTATGTCTTTACTTTTACCATCCCAAATATCATATATATCGCCTACCTGATGTATCAGGCCTTCTTTTTTCGGCACAATGCAGAACTCACATTTACGAATACAGCCTCGAGTAGTAAAACCTAAATTAATACGCGGTTTTATATTTTCAATTTCGGAAGGCAGCTTTTTATAAATATCATAACCACTACCACCGATTTCCGCCCCGAAAGATTTATAATATTCTGCTTTTGCTTTATTCTGTTCGAATATGCAGGATACATAAATTTTATTGGCAAACCAAAGTGCGCCGGGTTCTTTTTGATAAACAGTATCTCCGCGGTCTTGGTGGTATTTCTTTATTTTAGCTAATGCTAAATTAGGAATCTTGCTGTCAATATCGATTAGGAGAATTTTCATTTCATTCTTTCTTTAGCCATATCAACATATTCTTTTTTCAAGTCATTGCCGATATAATTTCGGCCTAATTCTTTAGCTACGGCGCAGGTAGTTCCAGTACCACAAAACGGATCATAAACAAGGCCACGCGGGGGACAACCGGAAAGAATAGGAATCCTTACCAGTTCTTCCGGGAATTTAGCGAAATGATTTCCCTTAAAAGGCCTAGCCGAAATTGTCCATACGCACCGTTTAATCCTTCCTTTTAAATTAGGTTTCCATTTATCGGGGTAAGGTTTTATTCTTTTTTCGTCAGGATAAGCAGATCCCGGAACTCCGCCGAAATAATAATTAGACCTAATGATAGATGATTCTTTCTGTGGTTCGTATTGCTGCTTGAAATAATAATGCCTGGATTTTACGAACAGAAATAATTCTTCATAATCGACGGTAAACCTGTCTTTTTGCGAGCTTGGCATTACATTCGGTTTATGCCAAATAATTTTATTCCTGGATATCCAGCCCCGACTTACCATTTCGATAACAAATCTTTCAGGGATAAGGAACATTGATTTTCTTGGGTATCTGATTATAGGTTTATCGCATCTATGGTCATTCCTAGATTGCTTTGGCCAGCGTTTAGAATCCCGAGTTCCGGGAGTATAATTATTATAGGTATCGCCTATATTCACCCATAAGGTCCCGGATTCTTTTAACGGTTTTTTTAAGCAATCGAAAACGTCGCATAGATGCTTTATGTATAAATTGAAATCTTTCTCCATCCCAAGCGACCCGCACCAAAGGCCACTATCCCATAATTGCGGTTTTAATTTATAATCGCGTAAGGCATAATACGGAGGCGAAGTAAAACAGCAGTCAATGCTGGCCGCCGGCATAGCGGACATGAAATTACGGCAATCGGTATGGTATATTTTATTGATTAATCTTTTTTCCATTTTATAACTCCGTATATAGCTAACATAAAATAAATTAAGAATAGGAAACTCTGTTGATATTCTTTGATTATTAAATTATGCCAGGCCCAGGCGCCGTTAGTCAGTATCCATAAATAGAAACATTCTTTCCTATGATGAATGTTAAGAACTACGCCGATTAAAGAGATTACGGTAAGTAGCCAAATCAAGATTTGCATTTTAATCTTCCAGCAGGCATTTGCATAATGCTTTAGCCAATAATACCGGAACGGCGTTTCCGATCTGTTTTACTTTTGCTTCCCGGTTGCCTGCAAATTCATACTTATCCGAGAATGACATCGCCCTGGCTAATTCATGCGGTTGCAGCATCCTAAAATTTATATCAAGCATCTTATCTTTGATTCTTGGTTGTATTAATGATATTGCGCCGGCGCCGGCAATAGTAGGAATAGGTTTATCTACTGACCGGGGAGCTGAGCAACTTTGCTGTCCTAATACGAAAGGTTCGCATAACGCGTAATCTTCGGCCGTCATAACCGTTGGCATTGGTTCGTCAACCGACCTAACGCGCGCTGAATTTGATCCTGTTTGAGATAAACCTAAAATAAACGGCTGTATCAAAGCGCCTGCGCCATGGCTTGTTACTGCCGGCAAGGGTTTATTGATACTATGGCATCTTGGTTTCTGTCCTTTCTTCTCGCCAAAATTAGGTACGATGAATGGTTCGAGTATGGCGAATCTTTCTTTAGTGGTAACTGTATGCAATGGTTTATTTATTGAATGAGCTTTACCATTACCATAATATTCTATCAAGTATGGCTGACAAACACCGAAATGTTCTTTTGTAGTCTGCGCCGGCAATGGTTCTTTTACCGATACCGGTTTTGAATTGCGGTTAAATTGAACGATAAACGGCTCGCAAACACCGATATGATTTCCTTTAGCTGTTACGGTAGGCATAGGCCTGTTTACTGAACGCGCATCATTTGACTTGTATAACATAACTAAGAATGGCTCGAGTTCTTTCCCGGAAAATTTCTGCAGCCCGGCCATTATCCTTCGCATTGTATTCGGAGACAACGGATGCTTGCGTTTAAAAATGCTATTTCCGGGGATACTCCAATCGATTATTTCTCTTGCGGTATGCCATTTTTTAGTTTTACCGAATAATTCTTTGCTGCCTTCAGGAGTATGAGTAGGTTGCGGCCAATGGATAGGTTTGCGGCCGCGCCTAGCAATGATGAATAACCTTTCTCGCGTAGTGGGATCGCCATAGTAAGCGGCATTTAATACACGATAATCTAATTTATATCCTAAAGAAGTCAATGCGGCTAAGAATGCTTGGAATGTTTCTCCTTTACGTTTTTTTAACGGCAGAAAATTACTTCCTAAAGGCCCCCAGTTCTTGAATTCCCTGACATTCTCAATCAATATGTTCTGGATTTGTAATGCTTCAGCCCATCGCAGGATATGCCAGGCGGAGGCCCGGGATTGATCCGAGCATGGTTTTCCGCCTCTTGCGTTTGAATGATGAGTACATTCCGGGCTAGCAATCAATAAATCTAATTTGCCATTCAATACTACTTTCCGCGGATTTACATTGTCCAGATTTTCGCATATATGCCTGGCATAAGGATGGTTTTTAGAATGCGTATCAATAGCGATATCCCAATGGTTAATCGCTAATAAATCCAAACCGTACCCGAGTTCTAAGCAGGCCTTATAAAGTCCGGTCGATGTGCCACCGGCGCCACAAAACAAATCTGCTGCGTATATTATTCTTTTTTTATTTTTCATTTGAAGTTACCTTAACAATTTTTGCGTTAAATTTTTTAATTACTTTTTTTACTTCTTCATCCTGCTGCGCTTTCCTGAATAAATATAGGGAAGCAAAACGTTCCTTGTCCTCAACTGGCAACGCCTCCCATGCTTGATCCATTGGTTTTTCGAATTTATCGATAAAATTCTTCTGTACTTTAGCCCAGCGTTCCGGATCCTTTTTTAATTCTGCTTCCTTTGTGGTAATATAGCGCAAGGCATCAGCAAACCTTTTGTATATATCCTTAAATTCTGAAATGTTAGACATCGATCCTCCGGGAGTAATTATTGTAAAGTATTGCAAATAAACAAAGTTTGTATTTTATACCGTTATACCGTTACATTATATCGTAACACAAAGAATGTATAGTAATTTCAATGAGTTACGAAACCGTTATACCATATTCGAAAAGGCGCAAAGAATATATTTTTTAATGAATTTATCATTTTATCCCCTTAAAACTGATGAAAACCCAAAAAAATAATTATTATATATTTTGGACACATAGTATAACGGTTGTTAATATCCTGTGGATAACTTACTTAACTCATTGCAATATAACGAAAAACATAACCGTTACGCAAACCGTTACGAAATTCGATATTTTACCCGGCCATACCGTTTTTGCTCAAATTTCATTGATCTTCTGCGGTAAACATACGATTCACGATCCGTTATGGCCGATTTCGTTTTTTCCCCCTCGGTGGGGATTTTAATAGTTGTTTTATTTTGATTTTTAATAAATTGTTTTCTTAATTCTGCATTACTCATTATTCGCTCCTTCAAGCAATCCTTC